CTATGAAAGAGTATAGCTAAGTCTTTATTCTAGGGCCAGCAGGTACTGGTAAGACTTACGTGGCTGCTACCTATGCTTCAGATCTTTATACCTTGAAAGAGATAGACAAGATTGTAATCACCAGACCACACATTGCTGTTGGTAAAGACATAGGTTTCTTACCGGGAACTCTTGAAGAGAAGACTTACCCTTGGGCCTTACCTGTTCTTGATGTCCTACAGAAACACTTAGGCAAAGGTGCAGTAGAGACTGGCATCAAGAATGATAACATCGAGATGGCACCTCTTGCATTGATGAGAGGAAGAAGCTTTGACAATGCTTTCATTATAGTTGATGAAGCCCAGAACATTACAACCCACGAGTTAAAAATGTTATTGACTAGGGTAGGTGAAGGGAGTACAATTGTGCTCAACGGTGATGTTCAACAATCGGACCTGAAGGAAGCTGATGGTTTATCTAAGGTTATACATCTAGCTAAGAAACATATGCTTCCTGTACCAGTCATTGAGTTTGGCGTAGAAGATATTATTCGTTCTGATATCTGTGCTCAATGGGTAAAGGTCTTCATGAAAGAAGGTGTGTAATGAATGAGGTATGTGTTAAGTGTGGGTGTTACCTAGACGACAAAGGCCATTGCCACGAGTGTACAGGCAACCTGATAGAAATGATTGGTAGGAGTGAAATGCAAAACAAGAAGTATGATCCAGTAGATAAACCCGTGCACTACAACACTGGTGGCATTGAAGCTATTGATGCTATCATGGCTGCTACCAATGATCTAAGCGAGGGTTACCTACAAGGAAACATCTTAAAGTATGTGTTGCGTTATAGGAACAAAAATAAAATAGAAGACCTTAAGAAAGCACGTTGGTATTTAAACAAGTTAATTGAGAACTATGAGCGTAAGTGATACAAAGAGGCCAAGAGGTAGGCCACCTAAAAAGAAAACCCTTGAGCAGGAAGCCCAAGAGTTTCTACAAAAGGAAAGAGAAGTGATTCCCCCTGGAAATATCCAGCTTGGGGATTACTTTGCTGGATGCGCACTGTCTGGTTTGATAGCGTCTGGCAAGTTCCTACGGTCTGACGAGATCGTAGATGAAGCCTATAAGTATCGAGACAGGATGCTTAAGGCCAATAATAAAAAGTAGTTCTCCCACAAACTAAACCCCCAGCTAATTACTGGGGGTTATTTTTATTCGTAAGTCTGACCAGCACCTAAGAACTGTTCGGGGTAGATACCTTCGGAGAAGTCATAGTTCTCACTGGCATACTCAAGGATCTTCTGTCTTCTTGCTAGTTCTTCTTCCACACTTGATGAATCACCAAGGTACTCTCTAGCAGTCTTGTACTCGACAGGTTCACCTCTTGTCATGATAGAGACTAGATCATCAAAGTTTCTACCTTTGCTTGCCTCTAGCTTTCTCTCTTCAAGAACGTACATATTCCGTAGGTAACCAGCAGCCCGTCTTCTACCACCCTCAGTCTCAAGCATTGTATTAAATGCATCAGTCATAAGGTCTTGCGCATTTTTAATACGGTGGTTAATGAAGTCCTCAAGGGCTTGTGTCTTTAGTTCTGTATCGTCACCTAATTCATCGTAGGTTCTACCAGCATACTCTGATCTGTTGTTTAATTTCCAGCTAGACTTCCAAGCTTTGAACTCTTCAGCCATAGAAGGTACACCAGACATACCAGTAGCAAGAAGTTTTCTTACTGTGTAATCAAGAGTAGCGTTCTTAGTCTTTGTATTACCGTAGAGTTTATATTCCTCTAGGCCAAGACGATTAAGTTCTTTCTGTAACTCAGTGCTGGGTGGTTCCTCAGTATAACCAAACTGTCTAGTGATAGGGTTATATCCTCCCACAGGCGTTGGGTTGAACGGAGAGTACAGCTTAAGGTCTTGGTTAGTACCTCTCTTAGTCTGAGTTAAACCTACACCCTGTGCGTCCATCAGGAAGCGTAGAGCTTGGTTCCTAAAGATACCCTCTCCAGTGATCTCTTCTAGGAAGTTTCTCTCCCCAGTCATTTGATCACCTCTTACATCTCTGACGTAAGGGTTACCTCTGGCAAAGTCTGATAACTGACCAGCAGCATCTCTGGCAATCGTACCAGGATAAGTAAATGTAGAGACAATATTACCTAGACGTTTATAAGCAGCCTCAGAGAACTCACCAGTCTTAACAGCATCAGACAAGTCAGCAACTAAGCCAAGGTCAAACCCTAGGTCACCCATACCAGCTAGTACTTCACCAGCGTTCTTCATGAATGACTCACCGTTAATAGGCAGAGCTTCGTTACCTAGGATACCTGACCGCCAGATAAGATCACCAATCAAAAGGTTAGCAGCCCAAGGACCAGCAGTACGTCCTGCATCTACCTCAGCACCAGTGGCGGCTACTACTTTATCGTAGTCTATCTCACCGTTCTTCTCTGCTGCCAACCAGACACCACCCATAGTAAGCATAGCACCAGTCATCTGTCTGGCAATACGATCTCTGCCAGTCTTGAACTGGTCACCTACTAGTGTGATAGCTTTCTCGTCTTGTCTATATAGAACTTTCTCTAGCTGATCTATACCACCAGTCATGATACCGATAGGTGTGTAGTCATTGACGTATTCTAGGTGGTTAGCAACATATCGAGGGAACGGAATCCCTACACCTTCAGAGATCAAGAATGGGAACCTCTTATGAAGTGACTGTACACCTTGTGCTGTCTGACCAAACAAAGACTTGTCACCTTCGTAGCCACGCTGGAATGTAAATCGTTTAGCATAGTCCGTTGCGTAGTCTACAACTCCAGCCTGACGTGCAGCATTCAAGTCTGTGTGACGCTGCATGTACTCAGCAAAGGTTCTGCCCAGCGCAGGATCGTTAAGTTCTCTTAGTCTTCTATCGAATGCACCATAGAAAGAACCTTGTTTAAACACTGCGTCAGTAGCCATGTTCAAAGTGTTTACGAAACGTGCTGATTTATGTAGGAAGTTGTTTGACTGGGTCAGGTCACCTACACGTTGGCTCTCATAGAACAACTCAGTGAACTTCATTGGTGCATCTTCTAAGAGCATAGCTCCTAGGATTTCTGACTCTGTCCTATTGATTGTAAATCCTTTAAGAGTAGAAAAAGTTCTGTTAGTCCACTGCCTCTGGATTGTACCATCTGGCATCTTAGTACCCATAGTAGAATCCAACACATCTTTCCAGAATGCATCTGACATATCAACAACAAGGTTATAACCACCAGTAGCAACGTTGGCTACGGTAGTACCTAACTGTGATGTCATAAATGCGATACGTGTCTGGTCAAGATCTTGGAGAAGACTGTAGGCTCCACCTCTTTCCAGTCTATTTAGCATTTCACCAGCTTCATTACCTGTGAAGACTGAAGCACCTTGGCTTGCTAGTATGTCTAGGTTTTGTTCTAGTGCTCTCTTGATCTTAGAACCTTCAGCAAGAACCTTACCAGCCTTTGATAGTTCAGCCAACCAAAGATAAGACATCTCCTCAGCAGATAGATTAAACTGTCTACGTATCTCAGTAATCTCATCAGCTTGAATAGCTCCACTAGAAATACCCTCCGCTATAGCAGTACTTACACGCTCACCTGGTCTAAGCTTAAGCTTTTCTTTTATCTTGATACTGGCTGCTGCAATCCCTCTGACAGTGTTCATGTCAAGACCGGGGGCAATCAACTCGTTAGCTCTCTCATCAAGCATACGGTTAAAGATCATTTCACCTTCAGCTACTTGTGCTGGGTCAAGAGGGTCTAATACCTTACCAGTTTCTCTAGCTCTAAACATCTGGGCTAGATCCGCTATGTCACTCATGGTGTCATTGATCTGGTCTTCAGGAAGTCCACTTCCAGTGATTGTATCAAGAGCAATCTTAGCAGCAGCCTTAGCTTCATCACTAGCTTTCTTAGCTTGATCAACTAGGGCATCAGCCGCTTTGTTCTTAGTAGACTGAGTCCAAGCCCCACCGAATCCACCAATGACAGATCCTAGTGTACCATCAATAGTAGCATCTACGAGTAGGTCATCGTAACCATACTCATAGCCTTTAATTACTTCTTCTCTTGTCTCACCTTGAGCATACGAAGAGACACCACCTACTGCAGCTTCACCAGCAAAGGAGATAGCACCTGCTTTCAGACCTTCTTTGGTTACACTCTTCTTTACTTTTTCTTTGACTGCTTGCTTGGTTAAACCTTCAGCTAGTAGCTTGTTAGCATAAGCTCTGACAGACATAGCAGCAGCTTTAGAGGTAGCCTTAGCAGCAATCTTCGAGCCTACACCAAAGCCAAATGTGGCAGCAGTAGCAACAGTAGAAGGAGATGCAGCAAAGGCTGACAGATAATCCCAAGCTCCTTCAAGCTTGCCAGTACCCCCACCTTCAGAAACATCAAAGGCTTGCATCAGTTTACCAAATGCAATCTTACCTTCTCTAGAAGCTTCCTCATCTGGTTTCTGTACGTACAACAGATCCTTCACAGCAGTAGCTTCGTTAGTAGACTGCCAGCGCATATGCTGTGCGAAGTCATCTGCTAGTTGTTCAACGTCTTCTAGCTGTTCAGGTGTGTAGTTATAACGCCCACCAGAAAAGAAGTCCTTCAGATCCTGCTGGAACTCTTCGTTATCTAGAAACTCAGTGAAGTACTTACCTTCAGCTTCTTGTACATAGCTCATACGTCACCTTAAATATCATCGGCTGGATTGCCATTACCACCGCCGTTACCGGGAGGTGGGTTCCTTGGAAGTTCGTTTGTTCTGAAAGGTTCCCAGTTAAAGTTAGGTGTTGTGATAGCTTCGTCTAGTTTCTCTACAACAACTACAGGGCTAACATTCTGAGAGTTCTGAATGGAATTAATGACAGTGTTAAGAGCGGTGGTAGGGCTGAAGGTATTTGTTGGATCTTCAGCTAGTCTTTTAACTTTATCAGACAAGGTATTAAACAAACGCTGCACTTCTGGTTTAGCATTCTGAGTAAAGGTAACCTCACCCATCTGATTAACCTGAAAGCTATCAGCGTAGATTGTATTAAGAGTACTAGCTAACTGAGAACGAATACTCTTCATGTCAGACAGTTCAATACGCTCACCTTTGGTACTCTGAATTTTAAAACGAGGAACGGAAGGTTTGTCTGGGGTTTCAGTTGTCTTTAAGAACTGTTTCTGTAGTTCGTTCATGTCACCCATAGCATTAATTAAGGCGACACTTAACTCTTGGTCATCCTTCAGGCTTCCTCCTTGAAGACCTCTAGCAATAGCAGCCGCTAGATCCTCATCATTATCAATCTTAGTTTCCAAGAAAGTAGTAAGGTCTTCAACGTAGTTAGGTGCAATCTTTTCAGATCCAAGCTTTTCTAGTTTATCTAGCTCGAAGGCTAACTGACCAGACATCTCCATAGCCATTGCTGCTCTGCGAGAGAACCCATAGTTTCTTGCTAGGCTAACTCTAGCTTTTGATTCTGCCAGTGCCTCTCTACGGTCTGCAATTTTCTGAAGACCAGTCTCAACCATATACTTAGCTGTTGTTGCTTGTATTTCAGCAAGTTTAGCTTTCTTCTCAGCTACATCATCATTGTAGGCTTTAGCTACACCGCCTATAGCTATTAATGCTGAAACCATTTTCTTATCCTCTTGCCATCAGGCCACGCTGTGGAGTAGGAGCTTCCACCTCAGCAGCCAGTTCTTCTACTTCAGGTGCTACTTCACCTGTAGTCTCTTGCTCAACGTCTATGTCAGGGGTAGCCTCTGCCATTTCACCTAGCATTTCGTAACCTTCGTCACGCTCTTCTACTGGTGTCTCAGCCATAGCTTTATCAAGAAGAATCTTAACTTTATTCTTTTCATCCTGAGCTTTCATCTCTGAGTCATCAAAGTCCTCAAGGAAATCAATACCAGCTTGCTCTGCAGTCTTAACAATAAACTTGTGGATGACTGGTGCAATGATCAAACTGATATCAATGTTATGGACACCCTTAGCAACTGCAAAGGTCAAAGCAGCCTGAGTTGCGTGTTTAACTGGTAGTCCATACTCTAAGGTAAACAATAGGTTATCTAACCTCTTAGGGTCAGAGATCTTACGTAAATGCCAGAGAATAGCATCGTTAGGGTCTGTAATCTCTGGAGGTCTTTCATACAGAGCATTACGTGGTTCTTTAGTTAGGGATTGCCCTGGGATAGGTCCGTCCATTGCCATTTTTAATTACCCCTCATATCCCTGTGTAAATAGACTTGCCTCTGCTTGCCTACGCTTAACAAGACCTTGAAGAACTTTACCGCCAGCTTTATTATACTCTAACATCATTTCTGAAATCTCTTCGTCACCTCTAGAACCACCTTGAATTAGCTGGTTGAAACCACTCTGCCCTACATTATAAGTAAAGCTAGTTAAAGCATCAACCTGATTATCTGACCAGTCGTACCCATGTCTCTCTGCAGCTTTTAAAACAATAGTTCTAGCCTTCATAACCTCTTTGGTTAAAGCCTTCATTGCTTCTTCTTTAGTTATAGTTTCCCCTAGGCTTTCTGCTTTAGTACCAAACCCAATAGATATTTGTCCGTAGTCATCGTAAGCTTTTCCTTTAAAACCTTCAAGACCAGCAATAAAGGTTACAAGATCACCCTTAGCTTTTACGTCAGAGTCTTCTTCTTTCTTCTCTGGTTCAAACTGGTTCTCTTCAGCAGCTTCCTCGATGCTTTGCATCCAAGCAGCAATATCTAAGTCTGGGTTTTGTTCTTCTCTTGAGGCTCCAATGTCTACTTGCTTAAACATCTTCCTGACACCTTGAGCACTAGACTCCATGCCAGCCTCAGTCTCTGAAGCAAAGGATTCACCAAGACCAATCATCTTCTTAGTTCTTGCTCTAGAGGCAGCACCAGCACCAGCAGTAGCTCCCGATCTTTGCTGTTTAACAAATCTGTTTAGAGTATCGTATCGAGTTAGGTAGTCAGTCTTAAATGCCATTATAGTTATCCTTTAGAAGAGCCAATCAAAGACAGCTTTAGTAATCTCTTGAGTAGCACCAATCTCAGCCTGTAGTTTAGCAGCATCTAGTTTAGCATCGCCAGCTAGTTTCTGTAGGACAAGTGCATTAGCTCTGTCTTGGTCATTCTGATAAGCGTTAAACACGTAGTCCATCTCATCACGTTCACGCTGCCAGATCTCGTCTAGCTCTGCTTGTGTCAAAGCATTCTGTTCTTTTGCTACGTATAAAGCTCTTTCGTTATCAGCTTGTTGGTTCAGAGTAGCAGCAGTCTGTCTCCACTTAGCGTTAGCCTGAGCAACTACCAAGTTGTTAGATACCATGAACTGCTTCATAGCATTGTCTTGTGCTACGTTAAACTGGTAGGTAGCATTAACAGCGTTAGTATCAAACTGGTTGATAGCATTCTTCTGATCAGCATTGAACTTAGAAACATTAGCCTGTAGATCCGCAAAGAACTGTTCTGTTTGGTTCTCACTTGCTGCGTTAAACTGAGCGGCAGCATTGGTAGCAGCTTGGTCAGTAAAGAGAGCTTGTATATTCTGCTGTGCTCTAAACATCTCAGTCTGCTGTTTATTATTTAAGTTAGTCAAATCCATATTAAGGAATGACTGAGCGTTCTGTACTGCTGCTTGCTGTCTGTTATTCAGGTTAGCCATGTCTAAGTTAGACAATGCAGCAGCTTCTGCCATAACTAAAGCCTGATCATTACTCAGGTTCTGTAGTGCCATAGTGTTAGCAGCACGAGAGTTCTCTAAGGCAACTTGCTGTTCAGCAGTGAAATTCATATTAGCTATGTCACCAATACGTGCTGAGTTCTGCACTCTAGCTTGGAACGCTTGGTCAAACTCTTGGCCCATAAACTGTGCACGTTGTTGTGCTGCAAGCATAGCACGTTGTTGTCTGTTTGACAAGTTCTGAGCTTCAAATTGTGCCTGAGTTTGCGCATCAGCCATAGCAATAGGAAGTGCAGATTCCATAGCTGCTTGTACAATAGCTTGTCCAGCCATAGACGATGCACTCAGACCTCTGGCAGACATGGCAGCAGTAGCCGCTCTCATAGCACCAGCAGCCCAAGCAGGTGTCTTACCGCCTTGGAAGTCATTCATAAGGCTATCTAGTTGACCAGCAACAGTAGCTTTCTCTGAGGGTGTAGCTGACGCAGCTTGGATCTGTTCAGTAAACTGTGCAGCTTTCTCAGCGTCTGCAGCACCAGAGATAAGTTCTCCTGATTGGATCTCACGCTGTACAGGGTTGGTCATCATGACAGCAGCACCCTGAGCCGCTTGCATACCAGACACTGCTGACTCATTCTGCTGTGCTGCTTGTACCTGTGCGTCTTGAGTTACAGTTCCTTGCTGGGCTTGAGTAGCATCAGTGGCTGCCTTTACACCACCAGCAGCGGTAGCAGCAGTAACACCAGCAGCAGTAGGGGTAGTAGGTGCTGTAGCTTGAGCAGCCTGACCTACAGTCTGGACACCAGCAGTCGTTGCTGTCTGTTGCTCTAGGGGTGCAAGCTCTTGAGTAGCGTCTGGAGTAATATAAGAGTAGTTAGGTGCGGCAACAGTAGTAGCTGGGGTAATATTAGAAGACCCAGTCATATAACCAGTATAACCACCTTCATCAACTGATTGAACACCAGGTGGTAAGTCAGGGTCTGACATAGTAGTACCTGGTTGAGCTGTTGGTTCAGACGGTTCGATTGCAACACCAGTACCTGGTCCAGGGTTTATAACTTGAACGTAGGCAGGAATACCACCATGAGAAGGAAGACCAGCACCACCAGCAGCTTTCATCATAGCTTCTTCTTGTGGATTTACATATGCAAGACGGTGAGGCTGACCTCCAATTACTGTATTATTAGGAACACTACCACCAGCAGCCATACCAATAGTCTTATTCTCTGGCGGTGTAGTAGGAGTACCTTGCATCTGCTTGGCTTTACGCTCTAGTCTTTGAACAAGAGATCGAGCCTCAGGTTTAGACTGCATGTATGCTTCCATCTCATCCCCTTGGGCAGACCCAGTGTACCCAGTCTTGGACAAGATCTTATATTTTTGTTCGTTAGTAAACATATCAAGCATTATCTATTTCCTAATTTACCACTTACCTTGGTTCTTACCTACTAGGTATAATACAAAACCTAGAATGGCTACCCCTGATAAGAAAGCTAGTATTCCTACCGTCCAGTTTATTATCGTATCTATAAACTCTTGTTTACGATAAGCCTCTTCTTTACGTTGCCTACGCATTTCAGCTTCTATACGAAGTACTTCTTCCCATGCGGATGGACCGTAGTATAAAGAGATGTGACTCTTAATT